GGCCATACCTACCACCAGTAGAGACTATTTACCCAATTAAGCAGTCTACGGGAAGTAAGCGTGGTGTAAAAAGGCCAGACAAAAACAAAGACTTCTATAACAGGGCGGTAGTTAGACAGTCTACAAGAGTGTGGGGATTACAGTGGATACCAACACGGATATCAGAAGCCGACACCGAAACAGCCAATGTCTACGGGGACATATTGGCAGCATTTGCTCGCCCCTCCAATGTACAGGCAACCTCCGTTTATATATACCCAGATCAAGAGCAAAAGTCATGGGAGACACTAAAAAACGGTACCTCTTTTGGTCGAGGAATCAACAATTTAAATGGAGGACGCCCGTATACATCGGCAGACGGTAGTAAACACGTTTCTCTTCACCCCACAGAATCAGGATTGTTTGCGGAAGACCTTGGGGAACTAAATGCCGGACGCCCAGGAAACGAAAGTAAAACCTACGCGGAAGTTCTTGCTCGCGCAGACATTACTGCATCGGGACGTAAGAGTAAAAAAGAAGCTGCAAGACTTAGTAAACTCGGCAGGGCGCAACAGAGGGAAAGGCGTAGAGCTGAAAGCCGTGTAATATCCGGACCGGAGGAAATAGCAGCAGATTTGCAAAGACTATTATTTGGAGACAAGGAATGATTGCCTTAGGATGAACAATTTATACGTAATAAAAAATGTTTATTGGATAACTAAGAATACGGGAACAAAGGGAACAAAGTTTGTTTCACGTGGTTTTATGCGCCAGACATCCCAACCCTGGTTAACAGGAACCGGTATCCAAATACGCATTGGGAAATATGTTTTTCAGATAGGTCTGTGCGGTAAACCAAAAGAGCTTGATGACACAAACGGTCTGTTGTATGCTATGCAAGCAAGGGAAATGGAAGCACACCCACGGGATATAAGAGGTTGGAAATGAAGTTGTTTATGCGTCCACGTGACGAAGAGCCACAGAAGGCTGGTTCCTCAGTTTCTAGAATTAACAAAATGAGTACACCTGAATTGCATCAATGGATAAACAGCACGTTGATGGCCCTTGGGTCAACCTATGATGGTTGGCGCTACCGAGGTGAGCCCGCATCAGAGTTTTCAAAACAGCTTGAAGCTGCAAACGAGATGTGGAAAGAATTGATGTCCAGAGAAAATGGATAACCGTACCGTTGAGGAACTCCTAGAGGAGGAGAACGAGCAGGCCCTAGACGACTCAAATGACCTCGACGAGACGTCTGCGGAGTTTGTTGATCAACTCGTTTTTAAACTCATATTATTTACGGAAGAATTTTGTAATGTAAAACTGTTCCCTTACCAAGTACCAATTGCCTATCGAATAATTCAGTCAATAGTTCTTGGTGACGGTGAAGAAATGACGCTGGTAGCAACTCGCCAGTCAGGAAAATCAGAAGTGTTGTCTAATGTGATGGCAGCCATGATGGTCATTCTTCCTAAGTTGTCGAAGGTGTACCCAACGTGGTTGGGCAAGTTTGAAAAGGGGTTCTGGTGTGGTGTATTCGCGCCCGTTGAAGACCAGGCTGATACGGTTTTTAGCCGTATCGTTAGCAAGCTTACTAGCGATCATGCATTGGACTTTCTTCTCGATCCAGAGATCGATGACAAAGCTACGTCAGGTGGTTCAAGGGGCAAGGGAAGGATAATTAGCCTTAAACATTCGGGGTCTCTATGCCGTATGCAGACCTGTAACCCAAAGGCCAAGATTGAGTCTAAAACCTACCACTTCGTGCTGATCGACGAGGCCCAAGAAGCTGACGAGTTCATGATTACTAAATCAATCAAGCCAATGTTGGCGTTCAATAACGGCTCTATTGTGCTTACTGGTACAGCCACTCGTAACAAGTCGTATTTCTACAAGATGATCCAATATAACAAACGACGCGATATCAATGGTAAGCGCAACCACCGACAAGCGCATTTTGAATACGACTGGCGTACTGCGTCTAAGTACAACCCAAACTATGCGAAATTCATTTCAAAAGAAAAGGTACGAATCGGTGAAGACTCAGACGAGTTTCAGATGTCGTACTGCAATAAATGGATTCTTGAAAAGGGAATGTTTGTTACAGACGAACGTTTGACCCAACTATATGACCCCTCGATGCCACTAGTAAAACAATGGTGGCGTACCCCAATCGTGGTAGGTATTGACGTAGCTAGAACCAATGACTCAACCGTTGTAACGGCGGTGTGGGTTGACTGGGATCACCCAGATGGGTTTGGATTTTACGAACACCGAGTTCTTAATTGGCTAGAAATCAATAACACCGAATGGGAACAGCAGTACTTTGAGATTGTTGATTTCCTAAGAAGCTACGATGTATATCGTATTGGGGTAGACGCCCAGGGTGTTGGCGGTGCCGTGGCCGAACGCCTGCAGATTTTGATGCCTCATATTGAGGTAACAGCAGTATCGTCGGATTCAAAAGCCCAGAACGAACGCTGGGTTCACCTAACGGAATTAATACAACGTAATCAATTGATTGTTCCCGGGCATTCTAAAGCCCGGCGTACTAAGATATGGAAGAAGTTTAATCAACAAATGCTGGACCTTGAAAAGGTTTATCGAGGCCCGTATTTGTTGGCGGCGGCACCCGATGAAAAGGGAGCTTTCGACGACTTCCCAGATTCCCTAGCAATCGCCTGTTCACTATCTGTACAAGATACAATGCCTTCAATAACTGTAAGCGAGTCACCCTTCTTCGGAAGGTGACAAAAGGTGCTAATATTTAACTAGACATCGTATTCGTAGGAGGATACATATGGCCGTAGCTCCCAATCCCATGTTCCCAGAGAAGGGTACGCCCATGTTTGAGCGTAGCCTGGCTCCCAGCATCCCTGGTAACAAGGGCCCAATGCGCTTTGAAGAGGGTGTTGCCACTGACACCGATGTTCCACAGGACTTTGGAATCGGGGCATACCAAGATACCGCTCCGTCAATGTCGCGCATGAATCACAACAACCCTGAGATGTTCTACAAGTACGCTGAGGAAACCATGCGTGAGCGTGCTCACGTTGGTTCTGCTTCATGGATTGAAGCCCCAGAGATGCTTGGTGATTTCCTTCAGGGCACAATGTCAGGTGAGGCAATGCCGCAGTTTGAATATGTCTTCGGCACTGGTGGCCACATGAATCGGCCAAACCCAACGGTCGTCTACGACTGATTGATCCACCGACAAGGAGGGAAGGGGCGGGGGTTATTCCCCGCCCCTTTCTTCTTTTCTGAACCGCGTACTTGACACGGTCTGGTACAGTGACTCACCCAGAGCACTCAGGAGTTACCATGACCAGCAATGATCTTGAAACTGTCCTCTACTACCTTTCCCGCGTTCCGGTACGTGGGTTTGAAGATGAGGAACAACTAATTCGATTGATGTCAAAAATCAAGGATCAGATAAAGCGTTCCAACAAAGTCAAGAATGTGTATACTGAATCAAGCACAAAGGTCGCATGACCTGAAGCACAATAGGAGCACAATATGGTTCAAGAATCCTCACTGACGGAGGACCTTGCTTCACCTGCAGAGCAAGACTCCAAAACAGTGTGCGGTTTAACGAAGGTCAGAAACCAAATGACCGAAGATGAAGCCGCAGCTTTAGATCGAGCAATTGACATGATCAGAGAGGACGAGGGTTCAGGTAGATCAAAGGTCTACTCAGCCCGTTGGCTAACTGGCGTTTTGCGTAAGCACAAGTACGATATAAGCGAAAGTACTGTTTCTCGACACGTAGCAAAGAGGTGCCGCTGTGACTGACTTGTCAAAGGATTTGGGCAACTCTAAGTACGCCTTGGGAAAGATCGCAGAACTGTTAAAGAGAAACGACATCGATGTTGATGAAATTGGTGCTGTAAAACGAGTCTCTTTGTACCAATCGCTCACCAAGAACGACGATGGTGAAGCAGAGGTCCACGACCTCATGGGCATCCAGTTTAGCCCAGCATTTGAATCGGGCCCACAATGGCCAGTAGTGCAGCCTGGTCCGTCTATCAAGATGTCTTTGAAAGCCCCCAAGCCGAGTACTGCAGATGGCTACGAAACTTGTGTGGTTTTACCAGATATGCAGATCGGGTACTTCCGTAATGCAAACGGGGACCTCGAGCCCACACAGGATGAGGCGGCCATCGAGATGGCTTTGTCCATCATCCAGTCTACGAACCCCGACCTGGTGGTTTTGGTAGGAGACAACTTGGACCTACCTGAGTTCGGTAAGTACCGGTTGAGTAGCGCGTATGCACTTACTACACAGGCGTCCATCGATAGAGCAACGACATTGTGTGCCCAATTACGTATGGCGGCACCACGGGCAAGAATTGTATGGCTTGCCGGTAACCACGAAGAAAGGTTAGTGAACTATGTTATTGACAACGCAAAAGCAGCGTTCTCTCTACGTCGTGGCAACACTCCTGACAGCTGGCCTGTTCTTAGTATTCCTTACCTTTGTAAGTTTGATGATTTCAATGTGGAGTACATACCGGGATACCCAGCCGGTCAGTTTTGGGTCAACCAACGACTTCGGATCATCCACGGCACCAAGGTACGATCGAACGGTTCCACGGCTCACGCCTACCTCAGCACGGAAAAGACATCCGTCATCTACGGCCACATCCACCGCCGTGAGTGGGCTGAACGGTCCCGTGAAGATTACGATGGACCAAAGACCATTATGGCCGCGTCACCCGGAACGCTAGCTCGGTGTGACGGTACTGTACCAAGTACAAAAGGATCAATTGATTTGGATGGTCGTCCAATGACCATAGTCGAGGACTGGCAGCAGGGCGTTGGCGTAGTAACATATGAGCCTGGAGATGGCAGTTTTTTCTATGAACAAGTACCGTTCCACAACGGAGCGGCGTTCTTCAGAGGGAAGTTTTACTATGCCCAAAAAGAAAAGGGAAACTGAAGAACACCCACGACTAGCCATTATTGAATGGCTGGACGCCTTTGATGGTCCTACTGGGTGGCTGGATCCAAGAGAATATAAGCCCCATTTTGTAAGACCGATTAGCATCGGTTGGGTTATACCAAACATGCTGGATAAACACATCACTCTGGCTGGTACCATCCTAGTTGACAACAACGAGGAAGGTCAGATTTACTACAGTAACCCGGCCCACATACCAAGTGGAATGGTACAATCTGTAACGTACATTGATGTTCCGAGTGATATCCTGCCACTCATAGTCAAAAACACAAACACCAGGGGTTTGAATGCCGATTGATTTTTGGTCACCGAGCTATAGAGCTTCATCAAGTGACCTGACGGTTGCCATATCCCCACTGGGGTTGGTCGAGCTCGCAGACGAAGAGTTCGAAGTACACGGTCCACGACTAAACCGATACTCTACTTGTTGGGCCTGGTACCTAGGCCACCACTGGTCGTACCGCCGTGAGATGGGCGAACAGAACATCACAATGAACTACATCCGCACTATGTCGGATTACATCACCAACTTTTGTTTTGGAAAAGGCGTCCAATGGAAAGTGCCCAACCAAAACGGAGCTATTATCCCCCACCTATTGCACAAGGTGTGGGAAGTCGATAACTCAAAACACTACGTCCTATGGGAAATGGGCCAGCTAGCTAGCGTAACCGGAGACTGCTTCGTTAAAGTGGCTTATGAAGAGCCGTACGTTGACCCATTAGGGATTACCCATGAAGGACGTATACGCGTAATCCCAATTAACCCTTCTCACTGCTTCCCGGAATACCACCCCCATGATAGGGACCGGATTATCCGCTTTAAGTTAAAGTACCGATTCTGGGGTACTAGTCCTGAAGGTACTAGGCAGGTCTACACCTTTACCGAGATTTCAACTGATGAGGTAATCGAGCAGTACATCAATGATGAACTGATTGATCAGTACGAAAACCCTCTTGGGCAAATACCAATTGTCCACATTCCAAATATGACTATTTCCTCATCCCCATGGGGCCAGTCCGATATCTGGGACGTCATCCCGTTGAACCGAGAGTTGAACGAAAAGATGACCGAAGTATCGGACATCATTAACTACCACGCTGCCCCAGTAACCATCATTACTGGAGCCAAGGCCAGCCAGCTCGAGCGGGGGCCTAAGAAAGTTTGGGCCGGTCTACCTAAGGATGCCTCAGTATTTAACCTTGAGTCGCGAGGCGAAATGGCTGGGGCCTTGCAGTACATTGAATTTTTAAAGCGAACCATGCATGAAATTACAGGTGTTCCAGAGACAGCGTTGGGCCAATTCCAACCAGTATCGAATACCTCGGGCGTTGCTCTGGCAATCCAATACCAGCCCATGATGAACCGCTTCCATATGAAGCGCATCCACTTTACAAAGGGTTTGGAAAAAGTAAACGAACTGATTATTCGCACGTCAGCCGTGTTCAACCCCGAGTCTCTTATGTACAACCCAACTCTTGGTGAGCCACCGGAAATGGACCAACTACCACAACTTGATCCGGCTGACCCCCTTACCTACAAGACACAAGTTCACTGGCCTGAGCCACTTCCAGTAGATGTACTGATTAAACTAAATGAAGTACAGGCAAAAATGGCACTTGGTCTTGAGTCTAAAGAAGGGGCTTTGCGGGCTCTCGGTGAAGAATTCCCACGAGAAAAGCTTGCTGAAATCTTTGAAGAGTTGCGCGACGACGCTGTCGACCAAGGCGCACTAGACATGCTTACAGCACAGATCAATCAAGCTGTAATGATGTTTACAGGTTTGTTACCAGGCCCCGACGGTACCAGCACGGTACCTTCCGGAGGTGCTAATGTAACAAGTGCAGGGAACCCAAGCCCCGAACAGGGGCCCCTGCCTGGAGTAACGGCAACAGCCGTTGCGCCAGATGCGGGAATGATTAACAACATAGTTGCAAAGGCATACGGAGCTAGGTTCGCCCAGCGCCGTGTACCGGAAGAAGAATAATTCCGAACATTACCCAAGTCATTAAAAGCCCAACCAACAGAGGTGAAGTTATGTCAGTCCAGTCAAGAGAAGACGGTATTCAGGTACCCATCGATACCCCCGAGCCAAGCCAGGATATGCCGAAGGATCAGCGTCTCTTTTCAGAAGATGAAGTGCACAAGATCCGTCAGCAGGAAAAAGACAAGATGTACAAGCGTCTTGAGGATGCTGACGGTCGTGTGAAGGCTATGGAGGAGCAGTTGAACCTTCTTAGCTCTGAGCGTGAGAAGGCAATCAAGGAAGCTGAGGAGCGCGCTAAGAAGGAATCAGAAATCCTTCGCCAGCGTGAGATCGAGGAACTGAGCGCCAAGGAACTTCTGGCCAAGCGCGAAGACGAGTTCAACCAACGGATTAACCAGGTTGAGCAAGAGTGGAGCCAGAAGTTTAGCGAGCTCGAGCAGCAGCGTCAGGCCCAGGATGCCCTCCTAGAAAAGGAGAGGTACCTACAGCAGCTAGATAGCTACCGCCAACGCCGTCTTCAGGTGGAACAGGAAACGATCATTCCCGAGCTCCGTGACCTAGTCATGGGGAATACAGAAGAAGAGATCGAAAATAGCATCTCCGTGCTTAAGGAACGTAGTAATGCTATAATCGAATCAATCCAGAGGGCGAGTCAGCCGCCTCGCCCTAAGGGGGCTCCGGTAACGGCTCCTCCAACTGGACCACTGGAAAACCAACAGGAATACCAAACGTTAACTGCGGATGATATCCGCAACATGCCGATGGATCAATACGTGAAGATGCGTGACAGGCTACTAAATGCCCGGCCTAACAGAGGCCGGTTCTAAAACCCAATCAACCCTATCCATCGGAGGATAAACAATGGCATTTCCAGGCCCCGTAGGTGGTGCAATCACCGGAGCTAACCTAGCGTCAATTTCGACGACTGGTTACACCAGTGACACCACCCTCTCACCAGCAATCCAGCAAATTTGGTCAAAGGAAATTCTTTTCCAGGCCATGCCCGTGCTTCGCTTCGAGCAGTTCGCTGTAAAGAAGACCGAACTCGGTGTCATGCCCGGTTTGACCATCAACTTCATGCGCTACAACAACCTCTCAGTAGACGAGGCCGCTGGCGCAACCCTCACTGAGGGTGTACGTATGGATCCAGTAGCCCTCTCGGCTAGCCAGATCCAGATCACCGTTACCGAGCATGGTAAGGCTGTCGCCGTCACCGAACTGCTTCTCAACGCAGCTTTCGACGACGTTATGGCTTCAGCTAGCCGTCTACTTGGCCGCCACATGGCCCAGTCGATGGACATCCAGGCCCGTAACACCCTTTATGCCAATGGTGTTCCATTTGCTGGTGGCTCGGCCGTAGCCCCCAGCGTCGTGTTCGGACGGACCGCAGCCGCTACCCGTGGCTCGATCAGCCCCTACGACGCCGGTACTGTCGGCTCTGCTTCTGCTCCTGGCTACCTCAGCCCAGCTTCCATCAAGGACGCCGTTGAGATTCTCGCCGGTCAGAACATCCCCCGTCTAGGCGACACCTACGTCTGCTTCGTACACCCCTCACAGGCTCGTTCGCTCCGCGACTGGCCAGAGTTCATCGAAGTCACCAAGTACGCCGCCCCCGGCAACTTCATGCTTGGTGAAATCGGTCGTCTGTACGACGTAGTCTTCATCGAGACCACTCAGGTCAAGAAGGGTCTCAGCATCCCAGCCGACCTCGATCCCAACACCGGTGGCGCTCAGGCCCCTGGTGCCGAGTCCTACAGCGCCATCATGATCGGTGACAACGCCTTCGGTCATGCCATCGCCCTCCCGGTTGAACTCCGTGACGGTGGTGTCATCGACTTCGGTCGTGAGCACGGTCTCGCTTGGTACGCCATCTGGGGCTTCGGTGTAATCACCCACGAGAGCCGCGTCATCCTCAACACCTTGGGCGGCGCAATCTCCTGAACCTAACCAGTTCAATGATGTAGTATGGTGGGGGTGGGCAACCGCCCCCACCATGCTTTTTTGTACTCAATAAGGAGCCAATATGCCACCCCGGAAGAAGCCAGACGTATTCGTTGAGCCAATCGAGGATGTCGAAGAATACGACAATGTTGTAGTAGAGGAACCCGTAACCGTTACGTCAACCGACAGCGATTACGTAAACGCCCGAGTAAAGGGCACCTGGAAGATGTTCTGGGGTCAAACGTCGTACGATTTTAAAGATGGTACGCGCTACAAGTTGCCCAAGGATTTGTATACCTACCTTCGTAAGAGCGGCAACATCTACGACACCCTCTGAGGTAACTGATGCCCTTCATCATCCCCAATGCAACTGACACTACGTCGGGAAATAAGTATGCGGTTCTCGACCAATCAGAACCGGATTCACTTGATTTTGAAATCTTAGGTAACGACACAACCGGTGTAATTTCCGGGTGTGCAGTAACCCCAGTAGATTCTGGTGGTAACACTGCGGTGTCAGTTGCTGGGGGTGTTGTTGTCCTAAACGGCGTTGTATACACCGTTGCAGAAAACACTTACCTAACAATCCCTGCAACCCCGACTACCCCAACGGCAGGAAGGTTTGACCTAATCGTAGCTCGATTGAGTGGGTCAACTATGGCGTTTGTTGGGCTTTACGGAACTGAGTCGGTACAAAACCCTACCCTCCCTAGAAGCTCGACACGGTTGGTGTCCACAGCAGGGATGCCGGAACTTAGCTACTTTAACCCGTCTACTGACGTTGCAATTGCGTCCGTGTATAGGGCAGAGGGCGTAGCGACAATCCTGTCTAGCCACATTATTGACAAGCGTCGTACCATCCAAACCCCTATTGCTTACCGAGGTACAGCCATACCAGCGGCATCTCAGGGGTCAACTGGCGATCTGTACCTTCGTACCTCTTCGATCTCAAACGGAGAATCGGGCGTCTACGTAAAACGGGACGCCACCACCTGGCAGCAACTAGCTGGTGTTCCAGTTGATCCAGGTGTTCCGGTAGGAACAGTAATCACATGGGTAGCTACTACCGCCCCTAATGGCGCCGTATGGTTGGAATGCAACGGAGCTTTGATTAGCAGGTCGATTTATTCCCAGCTATTTTCTGTGTTGGGTACTGAATACGGTGGAGGAGATGGGTCTACCACCTTTAACTTGCCGGATTTTAGAGGTATGTATTTGGCTGGGTTACCAACCGCCGGTGGTTCACTAGCTTCCCCAACAGGGAATATCAACCACCAAACTACGTTGACGATGCCCCAAATACCTGAGCATGACCACACCATTAACCACTCCCACTCAAACGGAGTAGCTCTTGATGGTGGAGTCCACACCCATACCCCAAGTGTAACTAGCGTTGATTTTGCGACCAGGTTGCGTACCTACGCAGACGAGTCTTACATTGCTCCACGTAACTTCGTTGATCCTGGCAGTGGGGTTGCTGACGATTACTTGTACCTGTCACAGCCACTTGGTGGTATGGCTATCAACTACGTTGAAACCACCGCTCCGTCCGTAGCCCACACCCACGAAGTAAGTATCAACTTGACTTCCGGATTGGTATCCGGAAAGGCTGGCCAAGCCGCCCCATCCCCAGTGTCTACTCAACCACGTACAATGTACGTAAAGTACTACATTCGCTGCGCATGACACAGATACCAAAACCTACTAATGTGCCAGCCCAACAAGTAATCGCAAAGCGTACCGTTACGAGTAGCAGGCACCGAGAGACACAGCCCGCCTTAGAACAGCCCAGGCAGGACACCTTATCCGGGGCAAACCAAGGCAACTCGTAGTAAACTATAGGCGTGGCTACCCTTTCCGATATCAGCAATATAGCGCGTACCTATCTGCGCGACTTCCCCAGGTTCTTCCAGGTAACCTTTGATACGGCTGGTAGGACCTACGAACTCGGGCACACCAATATTGATTCAACCAGCCTATGGGTTGCTGTCTACACGGTTGGTGGAGCCACCACCGAACTAGCCCCGTCTGCGTATTCGCTTGACGAGCGCAACGGTATTCTTCGCCTAGCGTCACTGCCTGCATCGGGGTCAAAGATTCTCATTGAAGGTTACTACTATGAATGGGTTACCCCTGATGATCTAACCTTCTACACACAGAGGGCTGTAGAAAAACACGTTAGAGGAATTGGTGTTGGAATCTCCGAGATGTCAGATGTACTAATCAACGCCATTGGCATTGCAACCATTTGTGAATGCTTATGGGCCTTGATGACCGAGTACAGCCGAGACATCGACGTCATCACCTCAGAGTCAGTGCACATCCCTGCCAGCCAGCGGTTTAGGATGGCCCAGAGTCTTCTAATGCAGTGGGAGTCTGAGTATCAACGGCATGCTACTGCTCTTAACATTGGTATTGACCGCATTGAAGTCTTTACGTTGCGTCGTATCTCCCGTGGTACAAACCGTCTTGTCCCACTGTACAAGCCAAAGGAGTTTGGCGACTACTCGCCAATGGAGCGCCTGTGGCCACCAGTCGATACTGGTGTTATCGACCACGAGATCCAGGAAGACAACCTTCGTGAGGATGTTTTTGTAGACACATCCCCACGGTCTGGGCAAACAACTAACGCCTATTACTAATGGATGTACGCAGAGAACTTGACCTGATCAACCGTCATTTCCGCCGCCACCACAAGGTGGCTGGCGAAACCGTCATTTGGTACGAGTTTAATCCACTGGGTGCCGCCAGTGTAAATAGCATCTACGATGATGTTTACGATGAAGGTATCCGTGGTACCGGAGGTAAGAGTTACAAATCCGGCGTAGTCATCCCCATACTTTTGGGTTCGGAAAACGAAGACCAGCGTAGGTCAATACCAGAAGGTCGTCAGCCCGTCCAGACAATGGATATTTTCATTGCCATGACCGACATGCGTGCAGCTGGGGTTTCATATCCTTGGGAATACCGAGGACATCTTAATGACGTGTTCTACTACGACGGTAGGTATTACGGAGTATACGATTATCGAGTTCGTGGGCGTCTAAAAGACGATGTTTCAATCCTGGTGTCGGGACAGGAAATCTATATCAGCCAGGAGTTTATCAACGATCCAGGCCCCGAACCAGCCCGTATTGACGCCTACCCCTGGCCTGCGCAGCTACCTTCAATAGGGTAGAATATTGATGTCAAGATGCGCGTCTTGACGTACAACTGCTTAGAACTTGGGAGAGTATGCCGTGATGAGGGCTTATTCAAATAACACATCCCCTAGTTCTGCATTGGCATCCATAATGACCAAAGCTACCGGAGCAGAAAAACTTGTACGTGACACTGTCGTCAAGAAAACGCGCAAACAGTTGTTGGCTGATAAGTACCGAGAGCAGGCACGGAAGCGGGCCAAAGAACACCCACGCTGGAAAGAATTTGCGGATCTACTTGATGTAGAAATTACTGAAGGTAACTATGTTCGTATGTCCGTTATGGGTTCTGCTGAGGTGCAAAAGAGGGCAGAACTTCTTGAATACGGGTCTTCCACGGCGGCCCCCCAATCCCTACTGCGGGTATTCGAGACAGAGTTTTCGGATGATGTAGCAATGTCACTGCGGGGGTTTAATGCCTAATCCAGGATTTCTCCTTGCAGAAGACGCTGCCGTAAAGGCGAGATTCGCCAACATCTCGGTGTCTGACGACCGGTCTGCCCAGCGTGTAGCCAAGGTATTCTTTAGGTACCCAGAAGGGGAGACTGAAAAAGAGTACCCCTTCATTACAATCGAGAACGTTGGGATAACCCATAACCGATCCCTCCAGCACTCTGAGACCCAGTACTACTACAGTAACTCTGTTGCGGGTGCGTCTCTAGGACCTAATTTTATAAATTACTTTCCCTCAGAAATGACCTCAACGGAGTTGAACGCAGAGATAGGCAACGCGGCTTATCTACGCACCGACTCTTTTGTTCCGGTAACCTTGATTTACCAGATCACAACTTACGCCCGTAGCGCCCTACATGACCGGCAGCTAACGGCAAAGATACTACGTAGGGTTGTTACCTTCCGTAGAGGCTTTATTGATGTCCCAGAAGACGGGACAATAAGGCGATTTGATTTGGTCTCATGGGGTAACAGCGATCTCCTCGATGGGGAAGCTGGGTACCGCAAGAGAGTTTTTAGAAAAGTGTACACTATTAATATGTCAGCAGAACTGCCAGCATCTGATCTGCAACAGGTCAAGCAAGTTGCTTCTGTAATTGGTACTATTACAAACGCAGACAATCAGTCATCTTCTGTATTCACCACCCCGTTCTCGGAGGTCTTTTAAATGCCCACTTACTCAAACCCAGGCGTATACGTAACAGAGTCAACTCTTGTCAACAGCGCCCAGCGATCCAACTCGGCCCAGTCAACTGCGGTGTTTTTCGGCACTGCACCACGTGGGCCTTTGACCGCCACCCTGATTAACTCATGGAGCGCGTTCAAGTCGTTCTACGGGGACATCGACGCTTCGCATGATCTTGGGTACTCTGTGTACCACTACTTTGCAAACGGTGGTCGTGATGCTTATGTGGTTCGTGTTCTGCACACTTCCGGATCTGGCACCCTTGCCTCGACTGCTACGACCACCGTTCCCTACTACCCATCTGGATTGGGAGGCGCCTCAGCAACCCTTATCGCTGTTGAGGCTTCAAGCCCAGGTTCCTGGGGTAGTGGGCTGACCGTTGCTGTAAGCGGCGGAACCGTACCCCCAACGGCCTCTGTAATCCCCACCTTCAACTTGACTGTATACCTCAACGGCGTTGAAGTTGAACGATGGAACGAGGTATCAAACAGCTCTTCAAACAACCGTTACGTAACCACGGTTGTTAACACCTACTCAAAGTACATCAAGGTAACCTCTTGCCCAACCCCAACCGCTAACAACAACTGGTCGTGGTTTACCAGCGCTGTTGCGTTTTCTGCAGCAGTTGACGGGGCAGCAGTAGATGATGCTGACTACACCTCCGCCATCTCAACCAAACTCGAGACTGTTGAAGGTGTGCTTTTGCTAAACGCGGTTGGACGCACGTCCAGCACCGTTGTTAACGCCCTTATTGCAAAGGCCGAGGCTCGTGGTAACTCGTTTGTAATCATCGACCCCTCATCTGCCACTGACGCGTCAACCATCGGTGCAGGCACCGTAAACTCGTACACCTCTTCTTCGTACGGTGCTGTTTACTACCCAATGTTGAAGATGGCCGACCCCACCAAGACTGGTCCGGCTGCCATTCGTGACACCTACCCAGGTGGCGCTGTCGCTGGTGCGTACGTCCGGTCCGAGGTTGCCCGCACGGTTGCCAAAGCCCCCGCTGGCTACGGCACTGACATTCGCAACGCAATCGGCCTTAACGCCTCATTCACTAGCGCTGAATCAGCATCACTGTACGACACCTACGGTGTAAACCTGTTCAAGGCAATTCCAGGAGCCGGTATCGTAATCAACGGAACCCGCACCCTGGATAAGCAAACCCCAGGCAAGTACATCCCAATCCGCCGGTCACTCAACTACTTGAAGCAGGCGCTTCATGACGCCACGGCCTTCGCCGTCTTTGAGCCAAACGATCAGCGTTTGTGGGATCGGATTACCATGACCGCCTCGTCACTTCTAGGTGACTTCTGGCGTTCGGGTGGTCTTAAGGGCGCTAACTCAACCCAGGCTTTCTACGTAATCTGCAATGAGACCAACAACACCTCAACCACCATCAATAACGGTGAAGTTCGTGTAGAGGTCGGTGTCGCCCTGCAGTACCCCGCAGAGTTCATTGTAATCAATCTCAGCCAGTGGACTGGCGGATCCAATACCGTTTCAAATATCTGAGGAGTCATAAATGGCACGTTCAGCAATTAGCGATCCAATTCGTAACTTTAAATTCCAAGTTACGATTAACCCGGGCCCCGGGGTACTTGGCAACGCTGCCAGGGGACTCGACAAGCTCGGATTTGCCGCCATGTCCGGTCTGTCTGTACAGAACGAGATGGTTGGCTACCGTGAAGGTGGGATGAACACCCACCCACACAAGTTCATCGGTCAGTCAGACTTTGCACCAATCACCTTTAGCCGTGGTGTCTTCTCTGATCAGTCCCAGATGTACAAGTGGCAGCAGTTCCTCCACTCGTGGAACCAGGCGTCCGGTAACTCCACCAGCGCTGACAACAACTACCGCTGCGACATCTTGGTAAAGGTATTTGACCACCCGGTATCAAGCGGCTCGTACTCCAGCCCTGGAGACGTAGACGGGCAAGCACCTTCCCCCGGTGATGCCAGATTTGGTTTCAAGGTGTTCAACTGCTGGCCAGGCGCTTACTCGTTGAGCGACCTCAACGCTGGAGACAGCGGCATTATGGTCCAGCAGCTGACGGTTCACCACGAGGGTTTTGTGGTAGCTTGGACCAAGGCAGAGGTCGAAGCCCTCGCATCTATCTGACCATAACAATAGGAGCATAAGTGGGAATTGCAAACGACGCAGACGCAGTAAACAACGCCATCAAAGAACCGGCTCCGGAGCTCAGTTCACCTGAGAAAGTAATTGTTGAGCTTCAACGTGGTTTGGTAGACCCAAACACGGGCATCTGGTACACGGATGCCGAGGTACGGGAGATGACGGGCGCTGATGAGGAGTATATGGCGGGGCTCGAATCAAAGAGTACTTTGACCTACGCCGAATACATGTCTTCTCTTATTAAGAGAACTGTGGTTAGGGTTGGGCAGATGTCAACTAGTGACAACCCGTCCGTACTTGACGCCCTTACAATCGGTGACAGGGACATCCTGTTCCTTGGGGTAATCCGGGCCACGTACGGTCGCACCAAGTCGTTCCAGGCTCAGTGCGGTAATTGCGAAAAGCTAAATGACGTAACAGTAGATCTTGAAGAGGATTTCCCCCTTCTAGAGCCAAACGTAGACCTGCGTTCAACACTTGATGTCAAGATCCGTAATGGGGAAACAATCAAACTAAGAATCCCCACAGCTGCAGACAACGCGTTTGCCGCCAAGGTATCTAAGTCTGTAGCAGAGCAAAACTCTGCCATGCTGGCAAAGTGCCGAGTATGGGAAAACGGAGAAACTCAGGCTCAGGCTGACTCTTGGGCCAAGGGACTTAACCTTGGTGATCGTAATACACTTATCAAGTCTCTGACCTCAATCAAGGCAGGCCCGAAGCTTGGGGAGGTGGATGTCCCGTGCGCTCACTGCGGTCATGATATGACCATCAGGATCGACTGGATCTCCCTTCTACTTAGCTAATCTGAAATATACTTATTGGGAATACGAATTAATCGCCTCTGTTTACAAAGGGTTTAACCTCTCGGATTTACGGTCCATGACCGTTCGCCAACGTGACTTCTGGTTTCGTATGGCAAAATGGCGTAGTACCTAAAGCGAGGAACCAATGGCAATAGATCCGCTATCACAGACAGGGGCAGAGGAATCAACCCTTGGTGGTGATGCACGCCCTGTATCTGGTTCTGTAAACCAAGATGTTCAGGCCATTGAGAAGTCTGTAAACGCTTTCGTTGACCGTGTAATCACACGGTTTGAGAAGGGTCTTAAGAAGGCCGTCTCTGAGGCCATGGGGGATCTCGAGAACCGGGCCGAGGGAGCAGCAGGCGGAGGTGACGGGGGTGGGGACGCCCGTGGTGGGGCAGGGACCAGGTTTGCCGGTACCAGCCTAAGCGCTGCTAAGAGATTGTTTGAACGGCGCGCTGACATCGCAGGCACCTTCAATGAGGGCGGCGTCATGGGCGCCATTGGAAAAACCAAGATGGCTGGCGGTGGGCGCATGTTCGGCGCAGCCGCCGTTGGTGTGTCCATGGCTAACATGGGGATTAACGCTGCTAACGCCCGTTTTGATAGAGGTCGAGAAGGTGTTCTAGCTGCTGATCGGATGTCGGTTCTGTATCAACAAATGACCGGGCTAGATCAACTAGGCGTTAGCTCTACGTACCGTATGCCGCTTACTGGCTACCGTCTCGGTGCCGGTGGTATCAACGACTTGATGTCGATGGAAGCGTCAATAGGTCTTAGCGGTAGGCAACAAGCCTCATCCGTTGAAGCATTCCGTACCATGAGTGGTTACTCGATGTCATCTAGTGACGTAACAGGAATGCTGGGTACTCTGGCAAGCGCCCCAGTAGCAAACCGGATGTTTATGATGACCGGCACCTCGATTATTGGTCCTGGGGGTACCCAACGTTCTGGTATGAGCGTAATGCAGGGTATCGTTCGAGCTGCTGGCTTGACAGACGAAAAGACCATTCAATCTGCGTTATTGCCCGGATCAGTTACAAGATCAAAACTGACAATGATGGGCGTACCTCAAGAAATGCACACGCAGGTAATTCAATATGCCCAACAAAACCTTACGTTCCAGGGTAAGGGCGGTCGTGGTATGTACGACCCAAGCCGAGAATCTGACCGACGTCGTATGGGTATTGAAGAAAACTTTGCTACCCAAGTAGAGGAAACTCAACGACTAGAGACAAGGCGCGACGAAAACTTTTATCGACGCCAAGTAGATAACTATGCGTACTTGGAGCGCCAGACCCAGTCCCTAACCAGGGCATTTGGTGCCCTAGAAGACAGTCTGTCAGGTATTCTTGGTATGGTAGGTAGCAACCGAATTGCTACAAGCGTTTTCCAAAACATAACAGGCGGACTTGGTTTTGGTGGTGACCCCAATGGGGGATCCTCTGGTGGTTCAACAACCTCAACCACTCCTACTTCGTCTGGGCGCATGTCCGGGCTACACCCAACGTTCCAGCAGCGTTTATCAAAGATGATGGCGGATAACCCCAATGTAAAAATTGGTACAGGTGTTCGTAGTTCGGATGAGCAACGACGTATGTTCCTTTCTAGGTACACCAGAACAAGCAGCCCAACTAACTCCCGTGGTGAGAAGAACATTCAGTGGGATGGCTCATATTGGGAGCACACCAGCGGAGCAGCAGCAGCACCTCCAGGAAGGTCAATGCACGAAATTGGTTTGGCTGCCGACCTTACCGGAGATCTTGATTGGGTCGTAGCTAACGCGCATAAGTACGGACTGCGATCATTCCATGATGTAAACAACGAGCCTTGGCACGTGCAGCCAAACGATCTTCCAGGTGGTCGCGGAGAATACGAACGAATGGGGGCACCGTGGGGACACGGGCCAGCTGGCGCTGCTCCGTTTGACCCCAACAGTGACTTTGGTGAAATTATGGGGGATAGTCCACGCAGTGGAATGGCAGGACCAGCTTTGGCGGCACCTAATACGGAAGGTTACGCCTCTATATCTGAACGCGTAGCACGAAATATTGGTGGAACCGCAGTTCAGACAGACACTTCAACAACCCAAAGACGTCGTCGACCAGGAAGAATTACTTCAGTTGGTGGCACCTCTGTTGCGATTGACCTTGGTCCAAGCGGTGGTATGGCTAAGTCTGGAGTGGACATAACTCAATGGAGCAGTGACTTCCTTAGGAGGGTTGGGGCACCAGTTACCGAGGCAAACCTTCAAGCAATGTCTGCATGGATTGCCTCTGAAGGAACTCGAGCTAAGTTCAACCCGCTAGCGACCATCACCTCTCCCCAAAGTTCTGGGGGTGCACACCTAGGCGAAGCCACTCCATTTAATACAAAAGCAGACGGAAGACCCCATGTGTGGAATTTTGCCAACTATGAACAGGGTATGTTGGCCAGCGTTTACCACATGACTAATTACCAAAAGGGTGTTATCAACGCACTGATAAACAAGAGTAACGACCCATATGCAGTAGCAGCGGCCATCGAGAAAGCCCACTCATCATGGGCTCCCGACTACCAGACCACCGAGGTTCTACAGAGTCGTGGAGTTCCAAACCCGTCTGGAGACCCAACACCGGTTGCTAGCCGTGTGTCTCAGTCTGTTGGCGGTGCTGTATCGGTAACCGGAGGCACCACTATCAATATGAGCCCAACGATCAACTTGATGGGTAGTGGAAACTCTCAAGATCTTAAAAAGATTGCTTCGGAGTTAGTAGCAATGATTAGGCGTGAACTTGAAATCGAATCGTTGAGGAGCAGCTAATGGGTTACCGTGAGGATGGCAACTTTGGTATTAACCGCGCTAACGAGAGTGTGTCAAATGGGGGTATTGAAAACCCTCCGTTTATTTACCCCAGTAGGAGCATACGCTTTCTTGAGGCCGAGCACGCCTTGGCTTCTCGTGCATGGAACGCTAAGCAAGCAGTAGCTGGTGGCAATTACACCCTTCACCGAGGGTACATTCGTAACCTCGATCAGCCCGCATTAAGCACTGGGCTAATGACTGGTGTACCGATCAGTAAGTGCAAGTTTCAGTTCAACCCACAGGACATCCAGCAAAACGTTGCCATGCGTGAAGATATGTATTTGTCGATCCTGCAGACTCCAGAGCAGCTTTCTCAACCTGTTGGTTCTGTCATGAACTTTCAATTTGACTTGTTGTTTGACCGCTCTGCAGAAGTAGCGGCGGGAGATACACGTAGAGGAACCGCTGGTGACGTGCCATTTGCGGATCAGACAGCAGATGTATCAGGTGACTACAGCCCTACTGACGTGTATGACATTGGGGTAATGGCCGACTTGAGAGTTCTTTATTCCGTCATTGGGCAAGGGTTCTCAAAAGAGATGCTTGACTTCCAGTTACAAAACTTAAAGATAAATGCCAATACGGTATATAACAGTCAAACTCCAGAACCTTCTCCTGATCAAGAGAGCGAAGACGATAGTGGTACATCAACTGATGACGCAGGTCTAAAAATCATTGATGCAAACGCAGAAGAGATCATGAAAGCTAACTTTGGTAACTCATCATTCTTGATGCCTAACCCAGTGCGAGTCATGTTTTCAAGTTTGTTCATGTTGGACGGGTTCATCACCGCATCTAAGGTTGAATTCTTAAAGTTCAATACAAACATGGTTCCCCTGCAGTGCAAGGTGTACTTATCCATGAGCGCCATGTACATCGGCTTTGCTCAGCAAGACACCTTCTTAACGCGCCAGTTCAAGAGTGCTGCAGAGGCCAAGATACAAGAAAACGCTGATAAAGAAGCAGCCAAGCAGGAACTGCTTAAGGCACTAAACACTACTGGTAGCAGCTTTACGGCAGTATTTACCGCTGAAGGTATAACAGCAAAAGAAGATATCGATGATGCGTTTAGTAACAACATTGACGACAATAACGCATGGACTTATGTAGTTAACGACGCTAGCGGACGTCGTAATAATTTTTATGGTAGAGCGTTGTTTATGGGGTTCGATAAAGTACGGGCAGTTAGAGGTGGAGAAGATGTATACGACCAAGAAACTGGGGAACAAACAAGAACAGGTGCAGACGACGACGACATATTAAAGTTGTTTGAATCTGACGCGGGGATAACAATTAGTTACACCACTTCATTATCCATGTACGGTAAAAAGTCCGGTACGAGTGGGTTGTCACAAAGTGAGGCTACCGCGTTACTGAATAGCGGTACGTACAAAGAATCGTCATCGGGAGTTGTTTTGATGGGTTCTTTTTCTAAGAGCGAAACAGCAACTAGTAAATCAGACTGGGGTGCTGGTACATCCGGATCCGGGGCTGATGCAGCCCGTGTAAGAAGGCGGTCCATACACGCAACTGACGGTAACACAGATCTGCAAAATACGGCTTCAAATAAATATAATGCATCAAGTTCTAGCGATGTTCCTTCGTCTATTAAAAACTCGTATTACATATTTGAAGTGTCCGTTACAGTCACTGCAACCACAAATTCTGGGGTAACTATTACATCTAGTGGAACTAAAAAAGGTGTTGTTCAGGGTACCCAGTCGATTGGGGCACAACGTTTTGTACTTAGCTGGGCGGGACAGAATAACAACCCTGAGGGGCCAAGATAAATAATGGCAATTTACAGAACTTCAAGTAGATACCGCAGCTACCACGGCGGCATTATTGCAACTCGTGTTAAAGGCGAGGACACTACGTACTACCAGTACATCACTAAAGACGGTGACACCTTTGCAAATATTGCTGCACGGGTGCTCAATGACGGATCTAGGTACTGGGAGATAGCGGACATCAATCCACAAGTCCAGTGGCCTGACGTTATCCCTACTGGCACCCTTGTAAGGATCCCCAGGTGATCACAAACAGCGGTAGTCCGCTTTCCCCAAAAGTCTCTATTGAGATTGGAGAAGCGTCAGTCAACTATCTATCAATTAGTAAACTTACTTTGAATCTGTCAGCTAACAAGCACGATATGCTGACATTACAAATGGCTGGTATCCCCGCCAAGGCCATAACTGATTATATTGACGCTCCGGTTAGAGTCACCGCCACTTTGGGTAGTGGGCGTAAGTTTGAGTTCTATGGTTACGTTTTGTACATCGAGCCCGAATACACAGCTGGTGGGCAGGTTGTAAATGGAAGTCAATTCCAGGTGGCAAACATAGTTTGCTTTGGGGTTTCAGTAAACATGAAAAGCACTAACTCCAGAATCTGGGAAAACTGCTCAGTGGTGTCTATCGCCAAAGAGATGTCTGGAAAGTACGGGTTTAGTGTCGACGTAGTTAACGATGGTTTTTCAATACCTCAGGTTGCGCAGGCAAAAAAGTCTGACTGGGAATTCCTGGCGTGGTTCTGTGACACCTACGGGTACTCATTCACTGTGCATGGAACCCACATGCACATATGGGACCCCTTTAAGGCAATCGGAAGACGCCCGTCGTTTGAAGTGCTGGTCAGCCCCAATACGGTGGCGTCACCACAACCAGGTGGTATTTTGCGGTTTCATGGCAGCTTCGGGTACTTAACTCCCGACGGTGTCTCATGGAACTACCAGGTTGACTCTTTAGATAACTCAGGTGTGTCAGTTACATCCACGGGAGACCACTTGTCTTCGGATATGTCTTGGTCCGGGGTTGGACACAGATCCAAATACACGTCAGCCTTATCTGCTTCCTCCAACTCAGTTACCGAGTCAGAAAAACTAATTGGAGCAAAGATACGCAAGAACCTACCGTTCAACGCAGTTCTTGATGTGCACGCAGCCATAGGAACTGTTCCTGGAGGAGTAGTTGAGGTATCCGGTTATGGGGCGAAGTTTGAAGGCTTGTGGTACGTTAACTCTGTTAAGCACGTCATTGGTGGGTCTAGCTGTATATCCACACTGGATATTTCCAGAGACTTTAATTTAACAAGCGAGTACATAGTTCCTCCTACCGAGATAGCTGAGGCCCCACCATCAGCAAGGTATGTAAATGGGGAATGGAAGACCGCAGTTGAGAGGGTAGTAGAATATGTATGACGGAATGTGTGTGTACCGAGCAGTTGTTTCATACTCCGCTAACGACACTGTGTATGTAAAAATACCGTCATTGTTAGGCAACTCTGTGTCAGTGCAACTGTCAAAAAACATCCCCTATGGAACGCTCGATACTGGTGACCAGGTTCTTGTGGCTGTAGAGGATGAAAAGGTGTCAAACATACATGTAGTAAACTCTGGGTACGCCCCAATTACTGGTATTGACGGAGGGTCAGCATGAAATCAATAAAGATTCCCTTTGACTTCTCAGGTGGCCGAGTTGCTTCAACTACTTCACCAACCACCATTGCTGAGCAGAAGATCATAAATGTTGCTACTACCAGTAAGTACGAAAGGGCAATGAACCACCGTTATGGAGCTGGCGTTAGGCAGCTTTTGTTTGAGCCTATTGATGACTTATCTATTGCTGACTTTGTAATCGACGCAAAGCAAGAAATGGCCAACAACATAAGCCGTGTGTCAATTCTGGACATTCGCTTAGCCCCATCACAAACCATTGCTTCTTTTGGTAACCAGGACACCACATTAGGTATCACAATTGTTTACCGTCTACCACTCGGAGCCCCCCAGGTTGTAGCATTTAACGTAGCCAGTCCTGGTCTAACCACTGAAGACAGCCCAATCTAGGAGTAACCATGCCGTTAGGAACCCCAGGTTTTGACTTTGCAAGTCGCGATTACGAAAACATTCGCCGCGATCTATTAGCTAGAGCGTCCCGTGTAGCCCCAGAGTGGACTGACAGAGACCCATCAGACTTCGGAATGTTGTTTGTGGATTTGTGGGCTTACATGGGCGACGTACTTCATTACTACGTTGACCGCGCAGCTGGAGAGGCATTCATCTCGACAGCCACCCAGCGTGAAAGTGTTTTGGCTCTTGCCAACCTATTTGACTACACCCCCTTCAATAGGTCCTCAGCAACCGCCACGGTATACGTATCGAACTCATCTGCAGCCTCAGTATCCCTTGCTGCAGGAACTATTTTTATGGCCACAAATGACGGATCGCAGTACGAGTTCTTTTCAAACGAAGAAACCGTAGTGCTATCAGGGCAAACTGTTGGGGTTGCTGTTACTGAGGGTAAAAAGATAATTGAAGAGGTTCTGACAACTTCGGCAAGTGGCCAGGTAAACCAGAAGTATTCCCTATCCAAGACCTCCGCTGTACCATCGTCTGTCCAGGTCTACGTTTATGAAAACGGGTTGGACCCAACGGCATGGAACCCTGTTCCAAACATCGCACTAAGTAATTCGGGTAGCAGTGTTTATTCCGTAATTGTAAATGCCGACAATGAAACACAAGTACTGTTTGGTAACCGACTGAGCGGTCGAGTACCAGCAACAAACACTAAAATTACTGCAACCTATAACACCACGTCAGGTGGTAACGGGAACGTAGGTCAAAACAAGATCACAGCTTTCAAGACAACTCAACCAGTTGGGTTGGCGGTTGTGTCTTCAACTGCTGCTACTGGGGGGAGTAACGGGGAGACCGTTGACTCGATTAAAAGCTCACTAAAAGCAATGATCAAATCTCAAGATCGCGCAGTAACCATTCAGGATTACGTTGATCTGGCCCTACGCGTACCAAGTGTGTACAAGGCGGTAGTCGCCTACACCCCTAATGCTTCTGGTGGTGGAGGAGGAAGCGTATCTGTTTACGGTATGCCTTATATATCCGACTACACCAGTTACTCATCTAACTCAGTTGCAGTTGCCAGCACAGTTCAGGATGAGATCGAAGCACTGATTCAGCCCCTCTCAACTCTAGGTGTAACGGTTGTGGCTGAAAGCTCAATCACTTTAGTGCCAAAAACAATTACAGCTACTGTGTACGTACAGGAAAGTTATGTCGCAGTATCAGTAAAGCGAGCGGTAGAACGAGCACTTGATTCACTGTTTGAGTTGCCAAAAGTGCAGTTTGGCATTGACATAAAAATTGGAGATATCTACCGAGCTATCCATAACGTTGAGGGTGTTGAGTACGCCACTGTGTCCCTAAGTGGTAGCTCCCCCACCAACGTTCAACTAATTCGTAAGGGCTCATACTCAATTACCACCTCTGGTGGAATAACTACATCGGTCTGATATGGCACGTAAATCATTTACGCTACAAAAAATAACCCCAAATTATGGGTCTTACACTCAGTACCCATCTGGGTCGGCAGCGGCATCTGTTGGTCTAGCGGTACGTTCGGATGACGACACCAAATTAAAAGCGGACGGTGTATTAGTTGCACCAATACTTAATACACCTGTTTCTTCAGGTGGGTTATTTTCATACGTTGCTTTTTTCGATGTTTCTGTAGTTGATTACGGTGAGAACTACTTAACCTGGGATGCCCCACTTGTAGATCTTTCAACTACTACCTACTCTACTGATGTAGTACCAACTGCTTTGGTACTAGCTTATTCAGACATCGGTGAACCAGAAACCATCAGTGATGGGCAGACACTTGTCTTTGACAACAGCACTCGCGAGTACACCCATTACGTAACTCCTGGTAAGTGGGCGTATTATACGCTTTTTGTGAAATTTGAATCTCGAGATGGCGATCTATATTATGAACCAGCTGCAACCATATCTGTCCTTTCACCAAAGAACTATGGTTCCTCAGATGAGCTGTTTAAAAAAATACCAGAGCATTATCGACTACTCGATTTTGAATTAGGGGAAGGAAAAGACGGTCCCCTTAAACGGTATCTGAGCATATTTGGATTTGAAGTTGATCGTGTACGCACCACAATCGACTACATCATCGCATGCAAAGACCCCCAGGTAGCTGACAGCGAAGTCCTTGATTACCTTGCACAAGATCTGGGGGTTGATTTACAATCCCGTGAACTGGGGGCGTCAAGGCTCAGGTCGCTTCTTGATATCATCGGGTATCTGCGCCGTAGTGAAGGTACAGCGACAGCGATTGAACTCGCTCTACAGGCCCTTACTGGGTCTGACATAGTTATTGATGAGGCCTCAAAAACTATTAAGGTTTACGCCCAGCGGGTTAACCTGGTTAAAGACCCAAACTTGACACGTGTATTGTCAAGCTTGTTCGATGCTGGAGCACCTAGTTCCACTCTGTTCTCTTTGCAACTTGATGCGGGTACCGCGTCAACTGCAACGTTTACTACTTCGTACAGCGGAGGTACCCCATCTTCGACTGGAGGAACACTTGTCGGAGATGAGCTGTGGTCTTACGACCCGGATTTATCATCCGGTGGGTCACTGAATGTATTACAGACAATGTCTGGCTATATCCCTGTTATTGGCGGTGACACACTGTACTTCTCGGTCCAATCCGGACTTGAATCCCCAGCTCAAAACAGTATTACTAAGGTTGAGCTTTATAGTGGTGGCCCATACGGTGGGGCTTCTGCAACTCTAATTGCAAGCCAGTCAACACCAACTACTGTTGGCGGTATCAAGTATTGGGGATTAACGGTACCGGATACGGTTACAAGTTACACCAATGTGTATCTAGCGGTATTTCAAACGGCAGTAGTGGACGCCCCACAGCACTTTAACCGGATGCTTTTAGAGCGGGCCGTCGGTGGAGTCTACTTTGACGGAAACACAACTCTTGGCGGATGGCTGGTGGATGGGAACACCATTTCCGACTACAGGTGGTACAACCCGGCTGCTCCTAATGGCGCGTCGCCTGGGTTGCCCATTGAGAACTTCTCGGTGTACAACTCAAACTACCAGAAAACTAGGGCAGTAGTTACACGTCTAATGCCACAGCTATTACCAGTAACCGAACTTACAAACGGAACATCGACGGTATACAGTAACGGGTCAATACCAAGTCCGCGTTGGGCGATCACATACAACCACATACCTGGAGTGTAAATGGAATTAGCAGTAACTTCACTAGCGGTGTACAAAACGATGCAGACCATTGACGCTCTTCTTCCCAAAGAGCCAATGCCATGGGTAAAGATTTTGGCCAGCGTATTACTTGGGTACCTGGCAGCATGGGTTGGGAACGTCGACAACTTGGAACTTTCAGGTTTAGCGGTTGCAACACTTGCGGGAGCGGTACACTCAGCGTTACGATGCATGACGCTGGCCGGTGATTACTACCACCGCCGCAGCCTACGCTAAGGAGAAACTATGAAAGAAACATACGGAGTTATTGGTTCTGGCTCAGCACCAAAAAAGGTGATCGAAGCTGGACTTAACGACATCGGTCCGTCCTGTGTGTTCATTCTTCCCTGGTACGGGAAGGTCACTCAGGGTCTTGAAGTTGTATACGATTGGGTACTGGACAACGAGGCTGACTTTGAAGTAGTCGCTAAAGACGGCGCAAAATCCGTGCCAAAGGCTTTGTCAACTAAAGCACGACATGTAACTGTTGTTGAAGACGTTGATTCATTTGTAATCAAAGACTTGAAAAACAGAGAGGTAACTGGTCTAGCCCTCATTCTGTGGGATGAGGACCGTGTCGCACAATCAGTGAAGTTGGCGGAACTTGCCATCGACTTCAAATTGCCAACGTTGGAACTAACCAACGGTCTGGTTCCAATTATCCTGGAGGAGGATGAAGTGGCGCGCAAAGACAAAGAAGTTACAAATGAAGAGTTACCAGATCTAGGAGACACCTCCTACGACAGGGAGACTTTGGAAATGATGCCTACTGCCCTGGTTAAAAGAATGGCCAAGGACAAAGGCTTTGACCCCAAATCAAAGCAAGACGCAGTAGACCTGCTTTCAAACACCGAGAAGTCCACGACTGACGACATTGCCACCATCATTGTCCTAATGAAGGACGGTAGTGAACTTGGGTTTAACGGTTCCGAAGAGCTGCTCAAAAAGATAATGGAATTGGTTGTCAGCCACCAAAAAGGCTGATACATTCGTAACTACATACCTAGCTACTACCACGGGAGCTAGGGCCCTAGGGGTTCCCCCACCCCAGCAAAAAGCCCCCGGTGAAAACCAGGGGCTTTTCGCTAGATACGGTCACCTCCGTTACAAGGTCACTTCTTCTTGGCTGCTGCCTTCTTTGGAGCGGCCTTCTTGCCACCCTTCTTGGGGCCCTTGCCGTAGCCGGGATCTTTCTTGTCCTTGAGCCCACACCCACATGATGCACACATACTAATTACCTCCTTTCCTATGCTTCGCGGTCTTCTTTGCGATGCTCTTTGGCTGAGGCACAAACTGCTTTCCCTTACTGTTGCCCTCAGCTTTGGCCTTGTTGGTGGCAGCCTTCTCTTCTGGAGAGAGGGCGTTCCAAGCCTTGTCTGGTAGGTAGCGCTTTTTGCCCTTGGATTCAGAACCGTCAGATGTGCGCCACTTTTCTTTGGTCCACTTGTCGAGGTCCTTCTGTGGCTCTTTCTTGGCCATGATCAGTCCTTGTACCCGCCGCCAGCTTCTTTGTAGCGCTTGGCCAAAAGCTGTGCTTTACGAGCAGACCATTCACCGGGGTCTCCACCCTTGGTGCCAGCCTTGATCTCATTGAACAGACGCTTACGAAGAGCGGGCTTGGTGTAGTTGCCCGCCTCGTTGACCTTTGACTCGGTCTTCTTTTTAGCAGCCATCACCACTTAACCTTGTCTGCCCAATACGCTGCCGACATCTTACCCTTAGCGATATTGGCACGGTGGCGAGCCTTGAACGAAGCGCGCTTTTCTTTCATGCGCTCCGACTCACCAGCTTTAGGTTTGCCAGCAGTCTCTGCACCTTGTTCACCAAATCGGATTGTCTTAACCTTGTCGCCTTCTTTGGCTACCACGATGTGTGACTTGGTAGGGTGGTTCGGCGTGCGCTTGGGCTTGTTGTACCCAGACACACCAGCACGCTCTAGACGCGGATCTTTTTTCGCTGCCATGATTACCTCACTTGGTAGAGGCGCGGAGTTGCCACGCCCATTTTTTATGCATGTCAATACGCCCAGCGAGGAAGTCGGCAATACCCTGCTCGTCCGCCTTTGTGGCTTTCTTAAAAGAATCATTCAGGGTTTTAATGACAGATTCGTTGGCCGTCAGAAGAGCCTTGGCCATTGCTTTTGGTGTAGGCTCTACATCTTTAAAAGTAACTGTGGTCAGCTCGTTGAATTTCTTTAGGCTGAACGGAGCGTAATCATCGAGCTTTCGTATGTTCTCAGCGATGGCGTCAATAGACCCGTAGGAATCTTCATAGATGTCAGAAAAGAGACCGTGGTACTGGCTGAAGTCTTCTCCTTCAACATTCCAATGGTACCCATGCGCCATAAAGTAAAAAGTCACCACGTCCGCTACCAGGACTTTTAGTGATTTTATTAGATCTTCCATTGTGCTCCTAGGGTAAAGCTAACGCCGGGTATGAGCATTTTACCGCACACACCCGGCGCTCGCTGAACCTACAACCAGTCAGGAGAACCACCAACTTACTGGTTAATGGGATACTAACAACTGGATCGTAACCATGTCAAGCATGGTTGCATCAGGTGCCCGCGTACTGTACAGTCACCGACCCATGACCACCAACTTGTTTCAGGGGCCGTTTTTGGCCATCCCGTTGTGGGCTACAGAGCGTATACGGCAGTCTGGCCACGCTCGAGATTTACAATTGTTGGTTTCCCTTGTTGCCTTAATGGAACGCCGTACAAAAGAAGTGCGTGCCTCCATCGCCCAAATTTCAGAATATTCGGAGCTGTCCAAGGAGACTGTCAAGCGATCTCTTAAGTGGCTAGCAGAGCAGGGAATCGTTACCGTTGTACGTTATCGCAAGCCTCTCACCAACTCGTACCGAATCAACTACAACGCTCCAGATAGGGTCACGGCTGACCCCATTGACACCCCAAATAGGGGCGTAGATAGGGTCACGGCTGACCCCATCAATGGGTCACGGCTGACCCCATCTGCTGAGAGGTTTTACCAGCTAGATACGCAAAACCCTGAGGCTTCAATAGAGATATTAGATATAGATACTGAAAAGGTAAAGAGGACCGCGAGCGGTCAGGAGGATTTGATGATTCTTGGAGCAGACCCAGACAAGCCTGAAAAGTCCTTTGACCCCAAGCCACCGGAAAAGAAAACTAGACGCGACGTAACCAACCTGGTTAGCCAGTTTTTAAGTGACCCCAGATCGATCATGGGCACCACGTACGAGTACCGAGACATAATCATTCTCAGAAAGACTTTGAACACACTTCGTGATTCCGGTCTTACAGAGTTCACAGTTTCACAAATGATCAAACGATTCATGGATGTTGAGCATTGGCGTACATCCGAAAATCCTGTATTGGTTTTTACCAACAAGGGTGTTCAGCAAAAATTGATGGAACAGGTTGACACCGAAGTTTCCGTCGAAGACCCCGTACTCATGTTTGTCATGTGCGACTTTGAGCGCAACGGGTTGGATCTACCATGGCCTGAAGTGCAAGACTCTTCACTACGGCACACGGTGATAATGCACGGTATGGATGTTTGCTTCAGGTACCCGGAGCTGGTTTCTGACCTGATTACTTTACACAACGGTGTTACTAACACCGAGTTCAGGAGTACTTTGTCTGCGCTAAACTCGATGATACGAGTACTAGCAGGAGAAGAAGACGGGGATCTACCGGAACTTCAGTCCGCTGTTGCGTCGGTCGCACTTCCAATAGAACTACAAAATGCTTCCAAAACAAACCTTCGCCCAGCAGCGGGGTCGATTCTGGAAGCGGTGTACAACTACCGAAGGGCTAGCCATGGGAAGAGATGACCGAAACCGATATGTATTTAATAACCTAGACGACATCTTGGTGTTTGTCCAATGGCTGCACGAGAATTTTAAGTCCGTTGATGAGTACGAGCTTTGGTTTGACCACTCACTGGAATCAGTAATTCCTCCTGATGCATTTTGCGCTCGCCCCCTCAAGTCTCGACAGACCATGATCCGCTGTGTAGAGTGCGGAGCTCAGTTTTCAACCAAGTCAGGTTTGGAAGTCCACAACAAGGTTTTGCATCAACGTAGAGAAGACAACGATGCCTTCTGGGACATCGTAAACAATGCTTACAAGGAACACAAAGAGGACCACACAAATGGCACAAACATTTCAGACACCGACTGATTGGAAGTCAGCTGCATGGTGGCGCAATAGGTCTCCAGAAGAGCGGCTGTTTCATGCAAAGATTCCAAAGAGGTTCTCTCAGATCCCAACAGAGTCTGTTCAGATACCGGCGCAAATCGCCAAGTGGCTACAGACGTTTGAACCCGGAAGCAGCATCTTCCTCCATGGAAAGTCCGGAACCGGGAAAACCGTATTAGCGCAATTAGTTCTTCAGGAACTTATAGCCAACGGTACATCTGGGAGGTTTGTAACTGCCGACCGTTACATCGAGATGTTGAAAGACCAGTTTGATAACGACAACCTGCTTCCAGAGATGTACTCGAGCCCTTATTTGATCAAGTACATTCAAGGGACCTTTGACGTAGTCCTGCTTGATGGGGTTGGTCAAGAGCGTGAAACTGAGTTTGCTACTCACGAAATCGGCAGCCTCATTCGCCGCAGGCACGAGGATATGCGAACAACAATCGTCACAACGACGTTGGGCATCACCGACTTCACCCGCCGTTATGGGGAACGTGTTACCAGCGCTGTCGTTGAGATGGAAAAAGTCAAGGTGGCTTGATGGAACGCGGAGACATTGCCATCTCCAGCGGAGTGGGTCAGGCTTCTGTGTTTGAGGGAGTTCTTGCTTCACCTCCGTCTGGTATTGCGGCAGTTAAAGAGAAGTTTTACATACGCCGTAATGACTGGGATTCGGCACTTGGGCTGTGGATTCCCAACGAACTACCCCTCAAGTCTTTGATTGACTCTGTAGAGCGTCTGGGTATTTCAACTGAAGTTATTACTTTCTTGTCGATCGACGCTGTCGACCCCATATACCGATGGTTGTTGCGCAAAGGCGTTACCACACCGGTGTACTTCTACGAAACTCCAGGGGCTTATGCCGATGACTTGAAATACAACAGAGCAATCAAGGTGGTGTACGCGCCGAACAAAGATGTTGCGTATTCACTTGGCATGCGCGCTACAGTGGTCAGCCCTGAGTCTGCGTGGAGGCTGTG